GAATGCTTTAGCTATGGGGTGGCGGAATAGGTAGACGCGGTATGCTTGCGGCAGGATACGGTTTAAGACCGCAATAAAAGCGGGGCAACGTGAAAAAGCCTGCCATGCGAGGTGCAAATCCTCGCCCCCATAGCGGCTCCCATACCAGCTATGGGATGGCGGAATAGGTAGACGCTAGGGCAGGGATAAGCTAACCCGCCTACGGCAACTGGGCCACAAGAGCGGCGCGGTTGTACGAGGGAATTGGAGTTGCGGGTTCCGGGCAGCCCATAACCATAACGGTAATGGCCAAAGCCCGGCGTCAAGGGAGTAACCTTGGCGGGCATGTGTGGTGCAAATCCACACTCCCATAGCGAAATTCGGTTTACTAACGACTGGAGGGAGGTTGTTGTGAACCGCTCACTAATTGACTGGATGTTTGAACACCCTTGGATAACATTCTTTATATTCTTAGTAGCGATGGATACAATAAGGGCTATATTTGAGAAAAAATAGATATTTTCTGCTCTCATAGCAAGCTATGGGGTGGCGGAAAGGGAGACGCGTACCCAGTGCGGTGGGTAGGCAATAAAATAGCCGCACCGCAGGCCGCTCAGGTCTGTGCTAAGAGCTCCATGCAGGGTTCGAGTCCCTGCCCCCATAGCGAAAGGGCCACGACCCCGGCGGTGGTGCGTCGATCCGAGCCAGCCTCGCCCAGCGAGACGAATAGCTGGCGAAAGACGCCTGAGCGTGGCCCGATACATAAACGATGGAGGGGTTAAGCGTGTATAGCCTACTTGGTGGGATAGCTTTAGGTCGGGTGTTTATACTTACACTACTTGATTTCATTTCGTTTGTCTTGGAGGATAGCTGGCGTAAAAGCAAAATTCCTTTTCTTGAATTCGTTTTGGATATTGTAACATTAATTTTCGTTTTTATAGCACTAGGGAAATAGGAGCGAAAACGGTATGACTCAGAGCATCACATGGGTTCTGATTCAGAACATGATAGACAAACACGAACAGGCTCTTGATCTGGTTGCTAGACATTTGTCCCAAGTACCAGATGAAGATAAACGGAATATTGCCTACAAATTAGGCAATGCAAGGTATAACTGGCGAAGAACCAAACATCTTTGCAAAGATATACCGAAGGGCCAAGACTCCAAAGCACAGCTTTTAGCAACAACGTATAGCTGGTTCTTACAGGAACTACTTGACGACTTAACTTTAGGCTCTGCTCCCATAGTAGAAGTTTTGGAAGACATACTTGATTGGATTGAAAGGATGCCAACAGCGTTTTATTTAAACTTTAAGGATTCTAGAAAAGCTGATTTGGTTGAACATCCAGGTGTGTTATAGTTTTCCACTAGCGAGAGACTGTGTACGAGGATTGCGCTGGCGATAGAAGGCAATCCGTGTGTAGGCAGTACGGCTAGGTAGATAAGCAAGGAGGACAGAAAAAATGATGCCAATATCCGAAATCCATGTAGGCGATCAATACGAGAACCCCTTGTTTCGGCCTCATGGTGTTACGTTTATTGTCTTGGAAGTTAATAAGCGCGAAAGGATGGTGAAAGTGCAAGCCATTGATAAGCATGGGAGGATGATAGACAAACCGTTTTGGAAGCGAAACACCGATAGAATGTTTGATGAAAGCTGGAGAGTATTTTGCGGTAAGGATAATGTTCCGAGCCTATAGTTGCTGACGTAACGGCCTGCTCTGGCCGCAAGAGGAGACTGAAACGCCGAATGGTGCGTAGGTCGAAAATGCACGGCGGAGCAGGCATGGCTCGAGAAAGAAGGTGCCTATTCGTAAGGTTATAGGTTTTGATTAATCCAGTTCCATTGATCCAGAGATAACCAACCACGAATAGGTTTTTCGACTTTACAGATGATCATATGGTCATTGCTATCAAGGTATTGAGTTACTATTCTTTCCACTTCAAAGATGTCACGATAAGTAGATACCAAAAAGGTGGTGGTCAGATATTTACACCAAGTTCCAAGAGATTTAATTGCCGTTTCCACTTTCTCGCGATTGAAAGTTGGAGCATGTAGGTCATAGCTGATCATATAGATTGCCATTTTAATCACTCCTTTTTTGGATTATATATCGGCCTGATAATTACCAAAATTCCACATAGAAAGTCAAATTCCTGCACAACTTAATCAACTTCGGAGGTAATTTTTCCTTCTTTGCATCAGGGCGGCGGCGTGGTGGGGAACACGCTGAAGTTGCGGTAAGTATTGGCCATGCTCCGCAACGCGCCTCAAGCATGGTACTAGGCTGGGTGGAGGGTGGGTAAGAAAAGAGCCGAGGTGGGAATCCATGCAAGCTGGTTCGAATCCGGCCCGCCCTGACAGACCTTACAGGCACCGGTTGGATACCCTTGTTCCGCTGGCCTATAAGGCCCCGGTGCTCCTTCCTGTACTGCTGTGGCGTGGATGAGGGTAGGTACACCCGTTGTGGTGACGGCCTACGTGTAGGCAGTACGGCAGGTAGTCCCAAAGAGGGTGATGCCAATAGCTAAAACGGAATTGACCAAGAAACTCGAAAGAGAAATATGGTCTGCTACTGCCAGACAAGGAGTTTTCGGATGCTTTGAGGTTACTATAGGGTGGTTTGGAAAACAGAGAGTAGACTACATCACCTATGATACTGAGGGTATATGGCGTTGTTACGAAATTAAGGTCTCAAAGGAAGATTTCTACAGTAAAGCTCACCACACTTTTGTGGGCCATTACAACTACTACGTGTTTCCTAGCGAGGAACTGTATGAACAAGTAAAGGAGGCAATACCAAGTTATGTTGGTGTTTATATAAAAGGAGCCTGCCGCAAAAAAGCCAAAAAACGAGAGTTAGGTGTTGACGAGCAAATACTCAAAAACTCTCTTATAAGATCTTTGTACAGGGAAGTTGAAAAGCAACTCAGAAGCGAGAACCCGACGAGGATGGAAGTGTTACAACGGGAACTTAATGAGGCTAGAAAAGCAGCGGATTACTATAAACGTAAGTATCTAGATTTAATGGAAAAATTAATGAGCAAAGAAGTGGGTCAAGAAGGTGCCCGTGCCTACCACGATAGTGTTTCTAGTACCGAAACGCCGACCGATTTGGTTGGGTAGGCCCTAGTGGGCTGAGGATTCACCGCCCGTACATATTGATAGGAGGAAGTGCCATGAAGCCAGGTGATAAAGTGATAATTCACTATGCTGCCTCAAATGCAACACCCGATGAGTGCTGGCGAGATAGACCAGGTACTGTGCTAGTAGTCGCCAGAGGTAAACCGTGTAATGTGCTGGTAGAAACTGATATTGGGCTGGTTGTGGTGCCGAAGGGAAACGTAAGAATCCTGGCGTTGTGAGTGGACTGAGGACGATTATCAAGGAGGGGAAGCATGACAAAACTTCTGCGGTCATGCATATCGTTCCTTGTACTGTTCACAATAATTGCTTATGTTGACTCGCTAGTCCCTGGTCATCTTAGCTTTTGGCAAGTGATACTATTGTCCTTGCTGACTGGGGTATATGCTCTTGTTATGGCACTAGCTTAGTTATGTTTGGGTGGGCGTGATGTAATGGTAGCACACTAGGGGGCATACCCCTAGTAGATGCGGGTTCAATTCCCGCCGCCTGCCCCATACGCAGCAGGGTAGCAAAGCTGGTAATGCACCCGCCTGTTAAGCGGGCTATGCGCGGGTTCGAGTCCCGCCCCTGCTGCCAGTAACACGGTAGCAAGAGGGAGAGGAGGCTAAAAAGTGAAATTCAGGTTACGTCGTATTGCGGAAATAGATTACGAACCAAATCCGCAGTACTATCCCACAGAAGTAAGTAATGATCCTGAAAAAATGCTAGCTATAGATGTGGAGGCTTTTAGAAACGATCCTGTGCTTTTTCTAGATGGTGCACGGATTTATGTCGAGGGGGGAGAAGATCATTGAGTGATGCTTTGACAGACATAAACAGGGACTTTGACCGAGCAGGGTTAGTTGAAAAAGTATTGGAGCAATTAGTTGAGTATTTGCTTAACCCCTCAGATGAAGCAAAGAGTGCTTTATTAGAGATTGCAAAGAAAGCTGATGACGTAGAGGGAGGATATTGGGGAAGCAGAACCAGATTACTACCCTTCCTAAAAAAGAACCTAGACAAACTACTGTCTAAAGACGAAATCGCTTGGATTACCCTACTGTTGATGGCTTATGGCTTTCCCCAGTTTACTCGCCTCAAGAAGCTTTCCCCTATCAGAGAAAAGGTAATGCTTGTGGCTGATTATGGTTATGGATTTGTGAATTTCATAGGGGAATTCGAGGATGCTATAAGCGATCTCATCTCCAGGCACGGTTATCCAACGTATCAAGGTAAAGGTTATCTTATATTGCTACCTCAAGCGGCCCTGAAGAATGCAAGTGTTGTGCCATTTGGTAAGCCTTAATCATGTTGAGATTGGGGAGTTACCGATAGGAGGCACGAGAAAAAGGAAATGGACGGCAGAGAATTTAGGCGTTTATTCGATGAAGGGGCATTAGATGCTTACTTCGATGAAGTGGTTATGTACTACAACGTTATTGATCAGCATTGGTATATTTACAAGAAAGGTGCCGGCGATGACCATTGGTATGGGGATTCGAACAACAAAGAAGAAGCTTACCGCATATTTGAACAAGCGTGTAGTGACTTGAAGAAAGCGCATGGTGAGGGGGTGTAGTTCAGCGGCCAAAATACTGGTCTTTTGTCCGATGACGCAGGTTCGAGTTAACCGAGGGAGGAAAAGAGATGTTGCCCCTTCTTGTTGGTATTGGGATAATAGCGGTTATGTTTATTGTTAGTTCGCTTCTTCCTTTACGCAGTTGTCGGAATTGCATCCACTACGTTGGAACCAAATATGTTCCACGTGGTTATAAAGAGTACGATGTAGAAGTTCATGACGATTGCCTCTTATACGGTTGTAAACTTAAAGATTATAAGCCCTGCAAATTTTGGTTTGGCTAAGCTTCTGGTTAGTGGGAGTGTAGTTCAACTGGATAGAGCAACCGCCTTCTAAGCGGTTCTATGCAGGTTCGAGTCCTGCCGCTCCCGCCAAAACAACCAGGAGTGATATGCCCAAAGGAGAAAGAGGGGAGAAATGTGTACAAGGAATGCGAAATAGTTCCGATTGAAGACGTCTATGGCACAGTAGGCAACATTATTTTCTCGGAAGATAGGATCGAGATAAAACTAAACGACGACAATCTGACTGGCGGCTCAGGGACGCCCTGCCCATGAAGATATTCTAGACCTTTGCAACCAGGGACACATAGTAAGTTTTGAAGAAGATTGGGGCGACAATACAATAACAGTAATGATTGACGATGCCCATTCACATTGCGGTGTTCCCGATGGAGATTTTGACCTGTTGGTGGAACACCTGTATGATTTATTGGTTCACGGTCGCGGGTTGTCTTGGATGAAAAATGGAGGCACGGGTAAGAAATGAACGAACATATCGAACGTTGCGTTGACGAGCTTCGTGAACGGTTCTGGAGGGGAGAAATTTCACCTGAGAAATATATTGAGGAAATTCTGAAGTACAAGGACGGCTGCGAGGAAAGAAAACGGCTTATTCAGAGGGCAGAGAAAATATTTGACGAGCTTCGCAGAGAAAGACAGGAACGGAAGGAAATGGTGTATAGACTATTGACTATCCTCGGTATAGGTGCGCTTGTGTTTGGAATTGTGGGCCTAGCTTGTGACGTGTTCACTAACGTGGCCTCTGTATTAGTCCCTATGTCTACAGCTTATCTCATGATGTTGGCCCTTTGTTGGTGTTTCTGGGAAGTGGAATAACAAGGCACTATCAAAAGCAGAACAAAGATTCTTGGCCGCTTTCGATAAAGTATGCGACATTTGGGAGGGATGCGAATAGCCAAGCGTGTGAAGAAGGAAAAAACCGTTCTTTGTTTCTATTGTGGCATCCCAGTTAAGGCTAAAGAAGCCCTGCTGGGCAATTTTTGTAGTCAGGAATGCTACTTCCGCTGGTTAGATGAACTATGCAACAGATTCAAACGCCCCTAGCGGGTGTTTTTTCATGCCCCCGTAGTTCAACGGCAGAACAACCGCCTTGTAAGCGGTAGATGCGGGTTCGATTCCTGCCGGAGGCTCCAAAGCAAAGAGGTGATCGTTATGTCGGACGAAAAACTTCCCGCCACAATTGAAGAATTATCCGAACAACTGGATAGAAAAAGGCAGCTGGCCGCCCTTCAGGCCCGCGAAGACGATATAAAGCATACTGGCCAGCTTAACGAACTTCTAGAGACTATGCTGGACGCTCTTACCCAAGACAAAGAGGCTTTCAAAAAAGCCATTGCCAAATGTGTTGAGAAAGGCGAGATGAAGCAGATCAAAGAGCTAATGATTGCTCTTGGTATTGCCATTGATAAGCGTGAAGTATTGCTCAGCTATGATGAGCAACGGCAACCTAAGAAGAGCAGGTTAAAACTCCAAGTTATGTGGAAGGATGGTACCAATGGCATCCAAATCGTCGAAGGGTAAAGAAAAGAAGCTGGAAGGCCACTACTCGCCCATCAAGCAACCGAATGCTAGGTTTGCCGTTTGCAAAAACTGCGGAGCTACTTTTGAACAAGTGTGGCGGCCCAAGCTACAAAACTACACTTCTTTTGACACCTGCCCTAAGTGCCGAATGAACAAAGGTCGCGAGATACAAAGAAACACCAGTAAGGTTCTTATGCCTTATTCGCCCCATCCCGCCCAGCTCATAATACACCAGAGCAAAGCCAGGTTTAAGATATTGCGTTGCGGTTCGCGCTTCGGCAAAGACCGATGCTCGATAAACGAAATGATCGTTAAGCTGGCGGAAATGCTGAGCGAAGAACGGCCTGAAGAGTTAATTCCTCCAGTATACGCTTGGATAGTGGGGCCAACGTACAAGATCGTTGATCCTGTATGGAACGAGTTTGTACAATCCTTTCCTAAGAAATGGGTAGTCAACGTATTGAAAGAAGAACGCACGATGTATACAGTAAACGGCGGTGTAATAGAGGCCCGTTCGGCAGACCAACCTGAGCACTTAGTAGGTGTCGGGTTGGATTTTGTTTTGATCACAGAGGCCGCCCGCATCCCTAACCTAGAAGAAGTATGGGCTAACCTAGAAATGCGGCTTAATTCACCGATGCGAGGCCCTGAAGGAAAAGGTGGACTAGCGATAATCAACTCCACCCCTGTCGGCAAGGGCTTTTTCTATAAGATGTGCCGATGGGGAACGAAAGGAGATTCCCTGCATAATCCCCAGTTTGAACAGTTCCATTTTACCTCCTACGATAATCCCTACATTGACCACGAATTTCTTGATGACTGCAAAGCACGTTGGCCCGAGCGAAGGTTTAAGCAAGAAGTCCTGGCCGAGTTTGTAGACGATGCCGCATCGGTGTTCACCAATCCCGAAGATTGCGCCACGTACAAAGGCGGCCCAACGCCAGAAGCCGGGGAGATTTACGTTATTGGCTACGACCCGGCCAGGACAATCGACTTTGCCGGCGTGGCCGTACGAAATTCCCGAGGCGAATGCGTGTATATCACCCGCTGGACAGGAAAATCTTGGACGCAACAGGCTGATGACATCGCCGAGTTATCCAAATACTACAACTACGCAAAAGTAGTTATCGACCGGACAGGCTTGGGAGAAGCTTTGCCAGAAGCCCTTATCCAGCGGGGAGTTGAAGTAGAGGCTATTTACATGAGCAACCAAGAAAAAGAGAAAATGGTTAACAACTTGGCCTTCTTGATTGAACAGAAGGCCATTTCTTATCCCTATTATGAACCCCTTATTAACGAGCTTAAGGATTACGAATACGTAGTAACCAAAGCAGGGAACATTCGTTATTCGGCTTCAGGAAAGCATCATGACGACTTGGTAACGGCTATGATGCTGGCGTATAAAGATTTTAACCTAGTTGATTCGACGCCAATATACATGGGGCTATTGGAGAGCCTATAAGGAGGAAGGATATGAAGAAAGTATTCATTTCCCACCCGTTCCGCGACGACCCAGAAGGGAACATGCTTAAGGTTTCCAGGATATGTAAAGCCATTGTCGAGAAATACCCCGATGTTCTTCCAATAAGCCCGCTACACTCCCTGTCTTTTCTGAATGACGAGGAAAGCAGGGAATATTCTCTTATGTGGTGCCGCGAGGTTCTGAGGATGTGCGATGAAGTGTGGGTGTTTGGAGAATGGGAGAAGAGCGAGGGGTGCAGAAAAGAGGTGAGTTGGGCCAAAGAATATGGCAAACCTGTAATGTTCAAATAAGGTGGTGATCCAATGGCGTTTTGGAATAAGTGGTTTGCCCGGCAACGGGACGAGCCTTCTACCATTCCTACTGGCCGGATAACAGCGATTGATTATTACGGAACCTTATCCCCTTTCCGTTCACGGACAACGGATATTCTTAAAACCCTGCGCCAGATACCAGAGGAAGCCGAAGCCATACACTTTCTCCGCAAAGTTACCCCTGATGTATCTATGGCTGTCTGGAACTTCCTTCGATTGGCGAACCAGGGGCACACGATGCATTTTTACGATGTCAATGACAGACAAAGGCGACTTCCAAGGGCCGAAGCCCGTTGGCGGGAGTTTGCTGAAAGAGTGAACCAAATATCCAACTCTGGCATGGATGGGTTAATTGACCAACTACATGCCAGTGCGTTTTTACGGGGAGCAATGGGGCTAGAAGCTGAGGTTAACTCTTTTAGAACCGATATTGTAGACCTCTACCCCGTCATTCCCCAGACCATTGTCTGGAAGCTAGAAGACCGCAACGGAAGGAAAAAGTGGATACCGTACCAGCAACAAATAAAGGGAGAGGTTTCGTTAGAACCCGGCAAGGCAAATTTCTTCTGGGTGCCAGTAGACCCGGACATTGAAGACCCACGAGGAAACCTGGTTATGGCTCCCGTCCTGTGGGCCATTGATTTTCAACTTCAGATTCTTCAGGACTTACAGGCGGTCTTACATCATCAAGGCTGGCCACGAAATGATGTTTCGATCATCTACGAGCGGGTTATGCAGAGAATGCCGCCTGATGTAAAAGCTAACCCCAGAAAAGCTAGGGAATGGCTATGGGAAGAGTGGAACACAATTGTGGAAAAACTCAGGTCACTTGAGCCAGACCGTGACTATGTCCATTTTGATGATGTTCAAATTCAAATGAAAGGCGGCGATGCTGGCCGCTCCTTGGATGTTCGGGCTGTCAATGAATTGGTAGACGTTCAGGTGCTCAATGGTACAAAGCAAATGGGCATAGTGACAAACCGCGTTGGGGGATTAGGACAAACGGAAAGCTGGGGTTCTATCACTTTCAAGATTTTCTGCGATGGCATAAAGTCCGTCCAGCGTGGTTCCAAACGCCTGATGGAAGAGGTGGCCCGCCTATGGCTCCGGGTTCATGGTATGCAGGGAATTCCTGTATTTGAACACAACGTAGTTAACTGGCAATCTGAAGAGCAGAAGTGGAATGTGAAACTGTTGCAAGAGCAGTTCTGGGCCGTAGCTAAGTTGATGAATTGGGTGGATAACGATACTGCGGCGCAAAACGTTGTGGGTACCGAGAAGGCTACCGAGAGTGAGCCGAGTGAAACCATTCGAGTAAGTCTAAGCTTAGGAGGCAATCAAAGTGCTTCACAACAACTGTCGGGTGAATTACAGCCGAACAGGGAGGATAAGGTGCTACAACTGCGGCAACGTGATGCAAGAAGTTGACCGTGGGATAGTTACTTCTTGGGTATGCCATAATTGTCGGACTGAAATCTTTGAACATGACTATGATGATGAGTTTACCGTTGAGAAAATCTATCGGAGGAGGAAAAGAGAGGTGATCTAATATGCCCGTTGTTGCTTACAAAGAATTCCCTTTAGCTGATAAAGAAATGTCCTGGTCTTTTACTGCCGAAGATGGCAACCGTTTGATCGAACGTGGCGGGTGGAGTTTGTTCAAGCAGGTTCACACTTGGTATGATGACTCGGATGGCCCTACTCCCGAACGGAAATCCGCGTATAAACTTCCACATCACAAAGAAGTGGGCGACGAAGTAAAAACGGTTTGGCGTGGCTGTACGGCGGCGATGGCCAGATTGATGCAGGAACGTACCCAAATTCCCGATTCTGACCGCCGTGGATGCTACAACCATTTAGCCAGACACTACCGCGAATTTGACGAGGAACCGCCCGAGTTTGGCAGGTATTCGAACGAGGAAATAGCTGAGTGGTTGGCCAAGTGGGGATACACCAGAGAAGAAATTAATCAAGTTCTTTATCGTGATTTCGGCGTTCCAACGCCCAGCCAACTCGAGAAAATTAATGCCTTAGCGAAACGGCCTCTTAGAAAAGAAGAGGTTTTTGTTTTTCCCGCTAAATTGGCGGGGGATATGATTGTTCCGGGCCGCAATGTACAAATTCACAAATCTTTGCTTGAAGTATTCAGAGAAGATGCAAAACAGGGTGTAGCTTTAATGCTCGATCACCCGTGGGCAGGAATGTTTGGCCGCCCCAAGGCTGCTTATCCTTATGGCCGCACGTTCGATGCTGTGTTAAAGAAGAGTGATCTGAAAAATGAAAACTATGCACTTTACGCCGACCACTACATCGTTCGGGGTAAAGAAAAGGATGGTATCAGCACAGATGCTATTATAGCCGACATCGAAGACGGCACCTTATTTGATACTTCCATTGGATGGGGTGCCGAAATTTACGAGTGTTCTATTTGCGGCAACGATATCCGCGATTCTAAGTGTGAACATTGGCCCGGTGAAACGTATGAAGGGCAACTGTGCCATGCCATTGCTAAACCTCCAGGATTCCTTATGGAAAACTCGCTAGTGTTCGATGGGGCCTATCCTACCGCTGGTGTGCTTTCAAAACTTGATGAACCCAATCCGAGTGAGTATTTGGTTGTCAACAATTTCAAGAACATTCCTCTTGGCGCAACTGTTTACCACACTTATTCTGCGACTAGAAACAAGCTGATTACCCTAGTAAGGAGGGATGCACTAGAAAAGCAACCGCTACTTGTAGTTCCCAACCTTAAGAAAGGTGGTGAGCCAACTATGGACGAGAAGAAGTACACACAAGAAGAAGTGGATGCAATCGTCAAACAAGAGGTTGAAAAGGCCCTCAGTGCTACTCCTAAGCCTTACATGACCCAAGAGCAGGTTACCGAGGTGCTGAAGAAGGCTTATTCTGCCGATGAAGTCTTGAAGTTGGCCCAGGAGGGATTGCAGTACCGGGAGGAGTTGATCCAAGACACGCTTGAATGGGGCGTCCGTGCTTACGGTAACGACTTTGCGACCGATGCCTGGAAGCAGCTCTTAAGTGAACCTGGGCGTACCATTCAGGCGATCAAGGACTTCCGCAATCAGTTTAAGGCTGTGGCCGAGAAGGTTATTCCTGCTGGCCGTGTAACTGACCCCAATGCTGGTAAGAAAGCTGACTCTTCCACTGAAATTCCCGATGAAGCATTTGATCTATAAGAAAGGAGTGGTCTAGATGAGCAGGTACGGTCTTGATTTCGAGCACATTGGTTTCCGTGGCGTTACTTTCGAGGCAGACGACAGCTTGAAAAACGCTGTCCTGGCAGCTCGGGGCTGGGAGAATGATGGCCGGAGCGCCGTGCTGGACAAAGCCGTTGCTTTGACCGGCGATGGCAAGGTTGGTTTTGGTGCCGACGGCGACCGCCTGTTTGGACGTGTTCACCAGTATGAATTCGACGGCTATGTTACTGTGCAGGATTCTGGTTATTGTACCCTGCCTGCCAACGAAACTGCAATGCCTGCCCCCGGCGACTGGGTAGTGGTAGACGGGACGGGCAAAGTCAAGGTTTCCGAGAACGCTGGCACTCCTGTTCCCACAAATGCAATTGTTGTGAGTGCTGATAGCGTAAATAAGACTGTTGTGGTCAGGATTTCTTAAGGAAGGAGTGAGGTTAAATGAGCGAAAGAATTGAGTTGAGCTTTACCGTTTATGACCAAGCAAAGGCGGAAAAACTAACGCTTTCAAAGTATCTAGAAAAACTCTACCCCACACCTGAAGGTTCTAAACTGGATGCTTTTGAACGGGCGTTGAAACAGGAAGGGATCATTGTAAAATCGGTTTATGAGAAAGGCATCTACGCCGATCCAGTAGATGCCTTTTATCGTACCGAGACGAGCCGGGTTCTTTTCCCTGAGTTCATTGCCCGTACTGTACGTGAGGCGATTGTGGAGGACACAGTTCTACCGTACTTGATTGGACAGAACACCACAATTGATACCGACACCTATCGCACATTTTATGTAGAGGATCAGCCGACCAAGTCTAAGAAAGTACGGATTACTGAAGCTGCCGACCTGCCCGTAGCTGTTATCCGTGGCAAGGATCAGGTTGTGCGGCTTTACAAGTTTGGCCGTGCTATTGATGTATCCTACGAAGCTCTTCGCCGGATGGCTATTGACATGCTGGCCCTTCACATTCGCCGGATTGCCATTCAGACGGCCAAGGACAAGGTGGAGGAAATCCTGAACGTTATCAAGAACGGTGACGGTAACAACAATGCTGCTCCTGTTCTCAAGTTAAGTGTGCTGGATAGCGGCGCAACCCCCGGAACAATTACTCCCAAAGCGCTTCTCAAGTTCCTTATGGAGTTTGAGCCGTTCCCGTGTGATACTTTGATTGCTTCCAAAGATGCGTTTGTCCAGTTGGTGCTGACGGATGTTCCCAACCTGGATACCGCTACCTTACTGAGGCTCTTGGCGACCGGCGTAACTTCCGGCGTAAACTTCAATGCTCCTCAGATGCCCAACGGCACGGTAAGGCTATTCTGGAATGCCAACATTACCGGCAACCAGATTTACGGCATTAACCGCCGGTATGCCATCGAGCAGATTACCGAGGCCGGTTCGGACATCCGTGAGGCCGACAAGTTCATCAAGAACCAGACCCAAATTCTGACCATTTCCGAGAACACCGGTTATTCCAAGATGTTCCCGGAGGCTACGAAGATTCTAGACCTTGATCAGTAAGGAGGAGGCGTTATGCCCAACCTGATCCTTACTGTTACTGGCTGGGAGTCTCGCATTAGGGACAAACTGGGCGTAGATCAGGCATACCTTCCTGATAGCGTGCTTCAGCAACCCGAAATTATTGGTGTAGCTGAGGCTTTTATTATTGACCAAATTCCTGACTACGCTACGCTGGAGGGAACGGATAGGCTGTGGCTAGAGGCCGCTACCGTATGTCAGGCGGCGGCCCTAGCCTGCTCCCAGATGTCCGCAAGACTCCCGGCAATTGAACAAACATCGGAGTATCGTAGAGAAAACAGCATTAACTGGGAAAGGAGACGAGAACAGTTGGAACAGGAAAGGGATTCATACCTGGCCAGGTTGATTCCTTTCCTGGATGTCCCTCATTTTGAAACTGCTTGAAAGGGGGACGGCCTATGTCTTATGTGGGAAAGTTTCTAATGGCGGCAGGCCGTCCCTGCACCATTCTACGAGCAACTCCTATCGAGTCTTATGTTAGTCTTCGCCGTGCTTCCCGTTCGACAAGAAGAGGAGAAGCCTACTGGGAGGGATTGATACTTGCAGACACCAACCTTACAAGCGGCGATATTCTCCAGATTGGCCTCGATAAGTTTCTTGTGCATTACACCCATGCTAGTTCTGGGGAGTTGGCTTGGTTTGGTGCAAAGGCCAATGCCGCCGTAAGTATTTACAGGTATGCAGAATTGGCCGATGAGAACGGCAACATTATTCAGGATTGGGAACTAGTAGCCAGTAATGTACCCGCGTATGGCGAAATAGTAACCGCATCTTTAAGGGCACAAGACCCCGGTCTTCTTCCCAACACCCGGCTTCTACTCCAGATTCCTAAGAGCGTAAATGCTCAAGTCATGGACAGGATCGTTCTGGGAGACAAAAAGTATCAATTAGATTCCCTAGATGATGTCATGCTCCAAGGGATAGCTCGTCTTCAGCTTTCGGAGGATTTGAGACCGTGAGTGTAAGGTTTGACACGGCAAGATGCATAAGTGCGCTTCGCTTGCAACTGGCCGAAGCAATAAAGAAGGCACAAAAAGAGTATCTTAACGAGATTGTCAGCGGAGTAAAACAACCTGAAGCACGAGGTGATTGGGAAGAAGGAGAAATTGAAGATGCAGCTTGGATCATTGCTGCTGCGGTTGTGGGCGGAGCTTGGGCGGTTATGGACAACTACGGAAGAGGAAGTCTCATGGATACTTCCAATCCGGCACTCGAAGCGTATCGGCAAAGTGAACTTTGGAACCCTGCCCGGCCCGACCTGTACATTCGTGGCCGACCGCCGGGAACGTATACGGATATTTTTGGCAGGCAACGCACATCTACAGGCCGTGCTGTTGGGCGAAACCTTGAAGGTTTGGGAGAAGAATTTGCCCCCTGGCCCCCGTCCAAAGCCTTACAGGTTGCCACACAGGTTATGAAGAAGGGGAGGTTTAGAGAGATCATTCAAGAAGCTATAGATTCCTTTCCTTGGGGTGACTTTATTATCGCTACACCCGATTAAGGAGGTGATGTATTTGTTTTGATCCTGATGCCGATCTGACGGCCATACAGAAGGTATTAATCGACGATTCGACACTTAAGGAGTTGCTTGGACTATCGGGAGCTACCTATACGGAAGTTGTAAAGCATATTATCAAGCGGAGCCAGTGGGATGATTTGGCGTCCACAGAAAGGAGGATAACGATTTACTTCCGCCCCTCCCGTTACACCCGGAACGAGATTATTTCGGAGCAGATAGTTGAGATTGACTGCCATGTTCCCGCCAAACAAGATTACATTGCCCACCGGATTCAAAAGAGAATCAAGGAGCTTCTTCACAACGCTGTCCTGAACGGGCGGCGTTATTATTTTGAGATGTTCTTGGGCGAGCTTCCAACGGCAACAGGTTTTGTTTGTGTGGGTAGTAGGTTCCGGAGTTACGTGATTATCTGAAAGGAGTGGTAATTATGAGGCCAATCGTATTCAAAGAAGCAGGAAAGATTGTGCTTGTTCCCTACAATGCCGACGGCACCTTGAATTTTACTTCTGACAAGGTGGTAACTAACGTCGGCAAGCTGGTGTCTATTGCCCCGAGTGTTACTATTAACACTTCCACCCTGGCCGATGGTAATTCTGACTGGCAGATGGTCTTCGATACCGGTCGTACCGGTCAGATTACTGTCACTATGGCCACGTTCCAGCCGAAACTTTATGCGGCTTTAATGGGTACGAACGTAACCGAAGGCGGCTCTGGTACGATGTGGGCGGCTGACGAGGGCTATACCATTCCTTCCGTTGCGCCGTATGAAGTAACACTGGCTCATACACCTGCAACTAATGGCACCTTAATCGTAGTTGGCGAGGATGGTACGGCTTTCAACAAGGTGGAGACTGCTCCGGCTGCTGCTGGAGAGTTTAGCCTGTCCGATAACAAACTTACGTTCCATGCCGGAGATGCCGGTAAGGCTATCTTTGTCACCTACGAGTGGTCGGCTACTGGTGTAACTGCTTTTGGATTACCCGAGCGTGGTTCCCGTCCGGCCCTGTATGCGGTAATTTCGGGTATCGTGACTTCGGACGATGAATCTGCGGTTTACGATACCAACATCATTATTGATAAGTGCAAGGCTAGTGGCGATATTGCCCAGCCAACTATGCAAAGGGAACCGCAGAACTGGAACTTTACTCTTCAGGTTTTGCAACCGCGGCCTGGAAACAAAGCTGTAGATTACAAGTTTGCTCTGAGGGCGTAAGGAGGTAGACTATGAGTAAGAAGGAAGCCGTGCCGCTCTCTGTTATGACGGGGAGCGGCTCCTCTTTTTCTGCTGCCGGGAAGAAGTATACAATTACCCCACTTAAACTCAAGGATGTCCCAGATTTTGTTAACGACCAATTAAGCATTACGTCTCAGCTATTCAATATTGTCAATCCCGAAGCACGCGAGAAGCTTGCCAAATGGTTGCCTAAATGTGTTTTTGATGCGAATGGGGAACCTGTGACTTTAGAGAAAGCAATGGACGATGGATGGGATTTAAGCGATCTACGCAAGGCTGTTGAGAAACTGTGTGACTTGTCGGGCTGAAGCCCGCCTCCTCAAGTGAAGAGGAGGCTGACTGGGGCGAGGTTTTTACACAACTTCTGGCTCATACTTCCCTGGGATACGAGGAGATTCTTGACAGGACAATTCCTCAGTTAATGGCGATCCTTGAGAGATTACCAAACCAATTAAGAATCAAACTGGGGTTGTCAGTTGACAATTCTTCTGCAAATGAACCCCAAAAGCCTTCTACCATCAGTGATGTTATAGCGTTTTGTAATCTATTTTCAAGAGGGGGGTAGCACATATGGCCGATGAAATCAAAATTATGTCACGGTTGGGAGTGGATTACTCGCAAGCTATCAAATCGGCAGATCAATTAGCTGCCTCCCTCTCCGCCGTTGACAAGCAACTTAAGCAACTTCAATTCGAATATTCTCTGACTGTTAGTCAGTTAAATAAATCTTTTCAGGGATTACAAACGGGCAAGGTTATTCTGGATCAGTTTGGCCGTCCTTTGAAGCAAATTCCCGAGATTGCCCAGCAAACTGCCAATGAAATACAAAAGATAGCCCAAAAGTCGGCTACTGATGCGGAAACACTGGCGAAGAATACCACAAGACGTGCCCAAACTTTTTGGGAACGGCGCGTTGGTTGGTTTGTGGCTGGACTAGGGTTCTACGGCGGGCTAAATGCCCTACGTGATACCATCAAAACCATCGGCGATGTAGAAATGGGCATGACCCAGATTGCCCGGGTGATTGAAGACACCAACTTCTCTTTTGCCGGCATGAGGGAAGAGCTGTTCAAACTTGGCAAAGAGTATGGCATGACCTTCGACAAAATCCAAGATATTGCCCTTCGTTGGGCGCAGGCCGGCTACAACATGCAGGACACACTAGAACTTACCCGCGATTCCCTATTGGCCCTCAATACTGCCGAACTTGATGCGGAGCAAGCCACTTCGGGCTTAATTGCTATCATGGCTCAGTGGGGGCTTACTGCTGATCAACTCTTACCCGTGATCGACAAGATTAACAAAGTAGCCGATGACTATGCTATTACGTCACAGGATTTAGTTGACGGCCTTACCCGTTCCAGCGGTGCTGCAAGGGTTTTAGGATTAACCCTTGAGCAGACCATCGCTATCCTGACTGTAATGCGGGAAGCCACAGGACGTACAGGAAAAGAAATCGGTAATGCTTTGAACTCTATTCTTTCTTTCATACAACGCCCCAAGTCTATTGAATTGTTTGAGAAGGAAGGAATTAAGGTTTGGGCCGACGAGGCCAAGACAACCTTCCGCAACGTTATCGACATATTCAACGACCTAGCGCAGCGTTGGCCGCAGATGTCCCAAGCTACCCAGGATATGTTCGTAGATGCCGCCGAACAGGCTGGGCTTTATACGGAAGAGATTGCCGAACTTACCGGAACAATGAAAGAGTTTACCGATGCCCAGCAGCGTGACTTGTCCCAAGCTGCCGCTGGTATCTACCGTAGGAATTATCTTCTTGCTCTTTTGCAGAACTGGTCGAAGATAAATCAGGTTCTGTTGTCCCAGGAACAGGCTCTGGGATACTCTTTGAAAGAGAACCAGCGGACGATGGAAACCTACCAGAAAAAAGTCGAACAACTAAAGGTAGCCTATCAAGAGCTACAGGTTGCTATCGGTGAGAGCGGGTTGCTAGATAACCTTAAGGGGATTGTGGATGTGGCGCGGGAAGGTGTTGAATGGCTAAACAAAGCCGACCCTACAATCAAGAATTTCGTTGTGAACCTTGGCATGATTGCCGGGGCGATAGTCACAATAAACACCCTCCTTCGGATTATGGGCGGCGTAGAAATCATCAAGATGGGTGCTGCACTGTCTGAACAAATCGAGATAGCTACCAAGGGAGTTACTGGGCTTAAGGCTGCCCTAGCTGGCCTCGGGGTGTTTATCAAAGCCAATCTACCTCTTCTGGCCGTTACTGGAGCTTTAACCGTTCTTGGCACAGTACTAACTGAAATGCGCCAGCAGGAACAGAAGATGCGGGAACAGGCCGCTACGGCGGGCCAGCTTCTTGAAAGATACGAGCAGATTCAAAAACGTCTATCTGGGCTTACAGAAGGCACCAAGCAGTATACCGATGCTTTGCAGGATTTGCAATCCATCAAGCTAGACATTTTCGCCCAGTTCCCTGAAGTGATGAAGGACGGGATAGTTGATATTGAAAAACTCCGTGGAATTGCTACCGCCTTCGACGATATTGGAAAGTCCGTGCAGCAAAGTGTTTCGGTTATTGAGCAGTACAACAAGCAGGTCGATTCTCTTACCCAGGAAATCAATACCCTTGAGCGAAACAAGAACCTACTCCAAGAACTGGCACAGAAACACCGTGAACTTTCCCGGGCACTCAACGAAGAAAAAGAAAGCTCCGAAGAAGCTAGTCAAAAGAAGGATGCCCTTGCCCAGATAGAGCAGGGAATTATCGGCGTTATCGGCAAAGAAGGATACGAACGCCTCAAAGCTGCTGGTTTTACCGTAGAAGCAGTTAACAAAGAAATCGAGGCTATCAACAAGAAGATTCAGGCCAAGAACCAAGAACAGAAAGCGATTGCGGAAAATGAAAAAGCTATGACTCAAACCATGATTCGCGAAACTATCACCCGCATGAACGCCGCTCTTCTGGAAGCCCAAGCTATGGCCGAACGTGCTCAAGCCTTACGGAGTGCTTGGATGACGAATGACAGCAACCTTTTGAATATGACTAATATTACCGAGGCACACAAGGCTGAGCAACAATCCCAGTACTACGCGAACAAAGCTAGAGAGTACCAGCAACTTATTACCAAACTTCAGTCTCATCTTAACTCCCTGAGCCAGACCCAAGGAAAGGTTGCGAGGGCTGCGGGCGTTAGTGCAGGGGAGACGGGAAAACTTACCGATGCTATCAGGCGGTACATTGACACGGTTATGGAAGCTGTGGATGCCATTCAAGAACTCAACACCCGCCGTCAAGAGGAAGTCGACCTATTACAAGCCCGCATTGACTACTTCAGCCGCGAAGGTGCTTCTTGGGACAGCCACCTAGCCGCCTTGCGAGACCATACAAGACTGATTGAGTTGGCCCAGGAAATGCAGAAAGGACTTCACGACGAGAACATCAGACTAGCAGAAGCCAACAAGAAACTTGAAGAACGAATGAAGAATGTTAATCGCACTACTGAGGAAGGGCGGCAGGCTTTCCAGGAGTTGTCCAGCCAGATTCAAGAGAACACGCGGCAGATGGCTCAAAACAGCGTCGAGTGGTGGAAGTGGCAGGAAGTAATAAGTAGCGGGATAAGTAAGGCCCAGATGATTTGGGATATAAGAGAAGCTGAGTTGGAAAGTCTCAGAACTCAACTGAGGTGGTACGCCCGCGAAGGAGCTACCAAGGAAGACCTAAACCGCGCGGAAGAAATTCGGGCCAAGATTCTCATGGAACTAACCAGTAAATA